GAGCAGGGCGATGTGGTATAACTGGGAAGTGGCAAATCCTCGATTAAAGAAACTCCGGGTAGCGGCACAGAAGTTATGCGAGGAAGACAGGACGGAAGCTGTCGAGGATGCCAATTTCAAGTCAGCGCTTTCAGGAAATGTTGCGGCACAATGTTTTTATCTTCGCAATAAATTGGGTTGGTCGGATAGCGCTTTAATACACAATAAAATCATAAACACAAACGCAATGGTAGGTGGCAGCAATGGCAAGCTCTCTGATACAGACAAAGCCAAACAAGGAGAACTCTCAAAAAAGCTCGACAGATATTTCTCGAATTAGTTTCCCGCATTTCTTTTTTAATGTTTTTATGTTGGGAGTATGGAAAGTTGACGGAATATTCGAGTTCGGGCATCACCTTGTCGAGTGGGGATGGCGTTTGCAGAAACACGATAAAACAGCAACGATTGCGCCAAGATATCATTTAAAAACAACGGTTATTCTTGGATACCTTGCGTGGAAGCTTTACCAATGCATGGGCCGCTTTAGCGAGTGGATATTTATGGGTTATAACGAAGCACTTGCTGGGCATCACTTGAAGAGATTAAAAAGGTATATTGCTGAAATCCCTGAATATTTTAATAGCTTCCAATCCAAAACCAATGCTGATACTATTCTGCACTATACCCATGACGGCTGCGAGTTTATCTGCGAGCCGCAGGGGCTTTTCTCATTTAAAAGAGGTTACCATCCGAAGGGCCTTATCTGTGATGACATACTGCGTGATCCGGAAGTTAAGCTTGACATATCACAGCTTAAAAAGATTGAAAGCATATTCTTTGAGCAGATTATGTCAATGCCTACCGAAGAATTGCATGTTGTCGGGACGCCGCAAGACCAAGAGGACTTATTCACGAGATTAGAGCATACGCCGTCTTTTAATGTTAAGCGTTATGACGCTGAAGTTGACAGCGTAAAAAGAGTTGCTTTGTGGCCTGAAGTTTGGAGTTGGGAAAAGCTCATGGACAAAAAGGCCGAACTTCGGGAAAGGGCATACAATAAAGAGTTCCGATGCCGTCCGGCTCGCAGCGAGGAAGGTTATTTTTCGGCAGAGGAAATTGACGCAATTATAAATTCGAGGTTAAAAAACTATGGATATAAAAAAGAGCCGAAGCTCAACGGTTATTCTTACGGCGGATTTGATATTGGCAAAAAACGGCATCCATCACATATATCGATATTCTGCGAAGGTAGGCGCGGAAAGTTGTATCAGGTCGCTTCTATCTGGCTGGATGGGTGGGATTATACTCGACAGCTTGACATCTGTAAACAAATCATTGGAAATTTTAAAGTTCAACGTATTTATTACGATGATACGAGAGCCGAGTTAGAGGGTTTCAGGGAACGCGGCGAGCTTCCGCCGGAGATGCGGGGAGTGAACTTTACTCAAAAAGAAAAGTATGAAATGGCCGCAATGTTTGAGAAAGCAGTCATAGGCAAGCGATTAGCGCTATTAAGAGATGAACGCCAAAGGCGTCAAATACTAACAGTCGATAACGATTTGCGGGGCGTGGAAACTTCTGAGGGTCATGGGGATAGCTTCTGGAGCAATGCTCTTGCCATGAAGGCGGCACAACCCACGATGGAAAACATAAGGATAATTTAAAATGGGCTTATTTAAAGACTTGAAGTTTTTTATGGATTTCAGGAAGCTTGAGAAGCAGATTGGCAATGTCAACATAAGCAAAAACCCGCTTGTTCATTTGATAGGCGGGGAAAAGAGCTATGGCAAAGCAGCGCCGCACGACTTTAATAACTTCGTTGAGAACTTTAACTCATGGGCATTTGCTTGCGGTTATCGTAATGCTTTCAGCTTGGCTAAAGTTCCTTTGAAGCTTTACAAGCGTGTTGCGGCTGGCGGAGAAACCGAGCTTGAAGAAATCACTCAACATGTATTCCTTGATATGATGCGTAATGTCAATCCTTACTTCAATCAGTTTGAGCTTAAAGCGCTTACCTCGCTATTCCTTGACAGCACAGGTAATGCTTATTGGTGGGTTGTCAAAAACCAATTAGGTGTTCCGACATATCTTTGGAATATCCCGGCTAACTGGATGAAGGTTGTTCCAAGTGAGGAAGAATTTATTGCCGGTTATATAATGACAGTTCCGGGTAGGGGCACAAGAGTTCCTTTTCCAGCAGATGAAATCATACATTTTAAGTTCCCGAGCATATTTAGTTTATATTATGGCTGCCCGCCAATGTATGGCGCGGCTTATGATGTTGATTTGAACAAAGAGGTTAAGACTTACGGCATAAACTTCTTTATGAATAACGCACAGCCAAGTGGCGTATTGCAAACCGAGAATACCCTTACCAAAGAGAGTTACGAACGCCTGAAGCTTGCATGGGATTTAAAATACAAAGGCAGTAAAAACGCAGGCAAAATGGCGATACTCGAAGCTGGATTGAAATATCAAAAAGTGGGCGACAGCCTAAAGGACATGAAGCTTGCTGACACAAATCGAGAAATCAGGGACAGCATATTGGCAGCGTTCGGAGTGCCGGCCTCAAAGCTTGGATTGGTTGAGGATGTCAACCGGGCTAACGCTGAAGCAAACGATTATACCTACCAAAAAGAAACCATACTTCCGAGATTGATACTTATAGAGGAAAAGCTCAATGAGAAGCTTTTGCCAATGTATGACGCCGGGCTTGTTTGCAAGTTTGACAATCCAGTTCCGGAAGATAAAGAATTCCGCCTTAAAGAGCAAAGAGAACATATCCATACCGGTTACAGCTCGATTGACGAGGAAAGGCAGAATGACGGCCTTGATCCGCTTGATTTGCCAGAAACCGAAGTTCCTCTTATTCCGTTTAATCTTACGCCTGCAGGAACGCCTGTTGAGCCGATAGACAACCCGCCCGAAAAGGCAATTATGGAGAAGTCGGCCCGAAGACGCAAGAAATGGGAAATGTTTGCAACGATGATAGCGCCGCAGGAAAGAATGTATGCCGCAACGATGAAACGCTTCTTTGCTTCGCAACGCAGGCAGGTTGAAACCAATATAAATAAGTTAAGAAGCATAAAAGATTATAAAGTTAAAGACGGCATTGATGCTGATATAATGTTTCCGATAAATGAGGAAAACGAACGCTTGAGAGAATACTCCTTGCCGCATATTGACGAGGCATACACAAGCGGCTTGCGGTTGGGCTTTCAGGAAGTCAACGCTACGATTGATTTTACTGTATTAAGGCCAAACATAATCCGGGTTGTTAATGAGAGAGTTGGCTTTGTAGCCGAAAAGATAAATGCCGGGACTGCCGAACTTTTAGCAGATGCCATAAACGAAGGGATTAAGCGTGGCGAGAGCATGGACTTAATAGCACAGCGCATACAGGGCGTTTATGATTTCTGCGAGGACTATCGTTCAATGAGAATAGCTCGGACAGAAGTTGTCGGCGCAACGAATGTTGGACAGTTAGACGCTTATGAAAAAAATGGTATTGAGCATAAAGAGTGGCTTACGGCCCGCGATGAAAGGGTAAGGGATAGCCATTTAATAGATGGGCAAACAGTAGAGGTTGCAGGACAGTTCAAACTTAACTCCGGCGTGCTAATATCTGCGCCGGGAGATAGGGCGGGCAACGCGCCGGCAGGAGAATTGATAAATTGTCGCTGCACCGTTGCCGCCGTAAGAAAAAAGAAGGAGTGATTTAAAATGGACAAAAGATATAGTGTTATAGATAGTGCAGTAAAAAGCATAGACGAGAAGGAACGAACTCTAACAGCGCTTGTAAGCACTAATACCCGCGACCGGATGAACGAGGTTTTAGAGCCGAAGGGTGCTGATTTGAGCAAGTTCAAGAAAAACCCGGTTGTGCTATTTGGTCATAGATACAGCGAGCCGCCTATTGGTAAGGCCCTATGGATAAAGAAAACGGCCGAAGGTATATTGAGCAAGGTGCAGTTTGCTACAAGCCAATTTGCGCAGGAAGTGTTTGATTTATACAAGGGTGGCTTTATGAACGCCTTTAGTGTGGGTTTTATCCCGAAGAAGTGGGTTGACGGCGAAGGCGACAAAGAGCCAAGCACTACATATACGGATTGGGAACTGATAGAATATTCCGCCGTTCCTGTGCCGGCAAACCCGGACGCTTTAGCTTTGGCATTGAGCAAGGGCGTTGTGAAGGACAAGAAGCTTAAGGAAATCTTTGAAACTCAAGAGGAAGCCATTAAGAAACTTGGTGATGATGACGATGAAAAGCCGGATGGAGAGCCGCCGGATACAAGCGAACAGGAAGCGCTCCGGGCTGATTTAACGGAAACTAAAGAGCAAAATTCAAAATTACTTGAACAGATAGAAGCTCTCGGGAAACAAATTAACGAGTTAAAATGGAAACTGTATTCACAAAGCATTGTTCCGGAAGCCAAGCCAAAGACTTTATCGGAGATGACAGGAGATGAACTCATAAAGACAATAAATGAGCAAATTGCCGGAGTTATCAGAGAAGTTACGGGCAAGGTAAGCTGAACAATATTAAAAACAAAGGAGAAACTAATGTTAACAAGAGAAGAATTTGAAAAACTGCCAAAAGAGCAGCAAGAAGCACTTTTGAAGAAGATGGAAGATATTAAGAAGGAAGTTAAGGATGACAAGGATGCTGACAAGCGTGATTTGAAGCAGCTTTCGATGGACGACCTCAAGGGGATAATCGACAGCACAGTTAAAGCGGCGATTAAGCCCTTGACGCAAGTTGACAAGAAGCATTTTGCGTTACCCGGCGCTGATACAAACCTTCCGAATACTCCCGAAGGTAAGTTTGTCAAGACCTTGCAGTTTCTAAAAGCAATGGTAGTTGGTGATGTTCAGACAGCAAAAAAGATGTCCGAAGAAGTAAGGATTAAGGCCAATCTTTCAGAAGGAACGACAACGGCCGGTGGCTTCCTTGTTCCAGAGGAATTTGCCGCAGAGATTTTAAGGTTAGCGCCGACTTATGGCGTAGTAAGGCGTGATGCAAGGCATATACCTATGCGAACCGATGTATTGAATGTTCCGGCAGCGGGAACTACTGATTTGACGGCGCATTGGACAAATGAAGCTTCGCAGATATACACAACCGATCCAAACTTCCGTCAGGTTACTTTAACCATCAACAAGCTTGCATGTATCCCGAAGGTAACTCCCGAATTGCTTGCGGACGCAAATGTTGATGTAGTAGGTTATATCGCCGAGCTTGCGGCAGAGCAATTTGCCAAAGGCGAGGATACGCAGGGCTTGGTCGGAGTTGGAAGCCCATTCACCGGTGCAATTAACGCGACCGGCGTTCCAACAGCGCCGCATGCAGGCGGAACAGGGTTTGAGTGTTTAAGCTATCCTGATTTGGTTAGGATACCCGGTTTCACCTATGCGCAAAGTTTGCCAAATGCAAAATACTACTTCCACAGAACTATGATTGCGCACATCAGAAGCTTGATTACAACCGCAGGCGCGCCAATCATGCCGGCAACGGCGAACTCGGTGGCAGGATATCCAATTGTTTCAACCGAGATACTTCCGGGCATAGGACATGCTGCATACCAAACCGATGCAACGACCTATGCGTTGTTCGGAGATTTAAAGAAGGGCCTTCTATTCGGTGAAAGAGGAACTGTTGAAATGACTATCGGCCGGGAAGGAACTGTTTTAAGCGATAACTTGTTTGAGAAGGACATGCTTGCTTTAAGATTTATTGAAAGAGTTTGTATGGGCGTTGCTTTGCCAAGTGCCTTCTGTGTAATAAAATCTTAATTTGCGTGGTAGCTTATTAAGGTGAGGGTTGGGCGGCGTATCCCTCGGTGTAATTTTAGGGCGTCCGAGAGATACCCTGTATATTACGCACCCTACTACCATTACGACAACCAATGCTGAATATTCACAAGCGATAATCTAAACAAAGGCGGGGTAACTCCCGCCCGGAAT